TCAACAGGAAGATCTTGGGATCTATTATCAATTCCCCTGTAACGCTCGTCAACTTTATAATCTTGGCTAAACTGAGTCTGCATGAATTAATTCTATTACTAATCAATATGACTATGACAGACACACAAAAAAAAATTAGTAATATCTGTGATGATATAAAAGAACTTTTGATCTATAAAAATCAGAGATACGGAGATTCAGCCTTAAATCCATGTAGAGTTTTCAGTAAAGCTAGTGCAACAGAGCAATTATTAGTAAGGATTGATGATAAGCTTAATCGAATTATGAAAGGTGCGGGTCTAATTGCGAAAGATGAAGATGTTGTTGATGACTTGATTGGTTACTTAGTATTACTTAAAATAGACTTACAGAATAATTTAGAGAAAAATTAAAATGGATTATGACGAATTAATTAAAAATTATTCACCAGAATTACAATTAATGGACGCATTAGATTTTATTAAGGATCGACCTTGGGAGGCTGCGGAAATCCTAGACCAGTTGGTTTTTGATTCCAATATCGAAAAAACTGACGCAAAACTTCTCCAGAAGGATCAAGTTGTTTAAATTTTTTTTCTAAATATTCTATACCTTTTATTTGACTAGCCGACCCATTATAAGTTTCCACTAGATTTAATAAACAAACCTTCGCAGAACATTTATGTGGATAAAGAGTAGGGATCTCTTTATCAGGAGCAAAAAAAATATTTAATTCAGTTCTCCTTCTAGAAATCATTAATTCTCCCCCAGATCTCCATATTGTATTAATAAAAGGACTCCACTCTTTTATTATTTTCGTTTTAGATGCATAATTATTAATTAATTCAAGTAATCTACAGGTTTTAAATGATTGAATACCAATACTATGAGCAAAACTAAGTAAAGCAGCTCTTTTATTAGTGTTTAAAGCCACAAAAACGTAATTATTTAGATTTTCAGCAAATTTTTGTAGATCAATATAAAACTGTTTATTTATTTCTTCCTGTGTAGCTCTATCCTTCGAATTCAATAAGTGATCATTTATCTCTTTACTCCCATATCCTATTTTCCAATAAGAGTCATCAAAATCCTTATAGGCAGCATAATTATTTAATCCAATAGATGTACGAGGTATCGTATATGTTTTTACTAAATTAAAACCTTTTTCTGTAAAAAATTTTTGTTTAAGGAATGACAACCGTGCCGTTGTAACTTACTTCAGAATAACCATCTAAAGTTAAAAGAACAACGTAATTTTTTGCTGCATTTGTTACTGTAACTCCAACAGCACCTTTTTGTTTACCAGCCTTCTCTATGTCAAAGAATTTTTGATATCCGGTCGGAGCAGATCCAGTAGAAAAAGCATCCTCTTGAAAAATTTGTATTTCCCTAACACCGTTAGAGCGATCAATAGTTACAGTTAAAGATCCAGTAGAAGCTGGATTAACTCTAAATCCTCGTACTGAGTCACCTTTGTTTCCAGCAGTTGTTGGTCCGAGATAAGTAATTTCACTACCTGCATCTACGCTGAATGTATCTAAAGTAGCTTCAATAGTTCTAGTTGGCATGATTATTAAGAGATTTGACCTTCGGTAGAAAGTTGATATTTTATGTCAGCATCAATGCCATGATCTTTTAAAATGCCATAAAACATTTGACGATCTAAAGCTTTTTGATGCATAAGTTCAACGAATGCGTCTTCTAACTCATCCCTACTCAGAGTTTGGATGGCTAAAGCTGCAGCATGTATCGAGAACTCTACATTTGCAGGAAGCTGAATTGCATCCATAAAAATTTAAAACCTTATAGTTATATTAACAACGGTTAACTGAGGGGCAAGATTTTGCTTGCTTTAAGGCACTCCCTTTAAGATCTACAGTAAAGATAGGGATATCAGGTGAAGCATCATCAATACCTCCAGTATTTATCATCTTTCGGTTTTTTATAAACAGCTGTAAGTGTTTCTCTGGATCTGTATGTGGGGTCATGAACTTTAATATTACGTTTTAACAAAAAGGAACTAATACTATAACTGCCACCAAATAAAATAATAAAACTGACAACAATTACATGCATTACTTTTGTTTATGCCTCATAATTATTCTAAAGGTTGTAAAACTTAGTAATGGATTTAAATGAATTAATTAAGGAATTTACACAGGCAGCCTTGAGTGGGGCAAGTAAAACACAGATAATTAGAACTTTTAAGGATTCATATAAACTAAGTGATAGTCAAATAAACACGTTAATTAAAATTTGCAAATTTAAAGAAAAACCAAAGAAAATAAATTATTGGAGTTTTTATAATAATTCTTTAAAATCTAAATGTAAGAGACTTAATTATCCATTTACACAAATATATGTTTATGATAATTTTTTATCTTCTACTGAATGCCAAGAGATTATTTCAATGATATCAAAGGATTTAAAACCCTCAACGGTGGCAGATTTAAATGATACTTGTTTGGTTACTGACTATAGGACTAGTAAAACTGCACCTATGAGTCATTTTCATGATGATTTTTATTTAAAAATTGATGCAAAAATATCTAATCTTCTAGAATTGGAACCATTTTTAGGTGAAGTTATGCAAGCTCAAAAATATAATCCTGGTGAATACTACAAAGAACACTGGGATTACTTTTCGCCTTTTGAAAAAGAATTTAAAACCTATTGTGAATGGATGGGACAAAGAACATGGACTACTATGATCTATTTAAATGATGTAGATCAAGGTGGTGAAACTTATTTTAAATACTTAAATTTAAAAATAAAACCAAGAAAAGGTCTTTTGGTTGCTTGGAATAATCTTTTCTTTAACGGATTTCCAAATTTCAAAACTATGCACGAGGCTTTACCTCCAATAAGTAATGATAAATATGTAATTACAAAATGGTGGAGAAGTTGGTCCTTAATTTAATTACCATTTAACCTTATGTGACCAATATCTTGCAGACATCTTATCTGGATTAGCATCTTGAGCATTATGTCTTGCATAATATGATTTCTTTCTAGCCTTTTCTTTTGCAGTTTTTGGATTTTTTCCTGCACCTTTTACTCCTTGTTGTCCGAATCTTATAATTTTTTCTTTACCATCTTCACAAGCCTTTACTATATGAGATTTAGTTTTATGATTAGGAGTCTTTTTAGGTTTATTACACTTTAAATGTTCTTTAGAAAGTCTTTTTGCTTTTGCTCTGTCAGCCATTACTAAATCCCTTTAATAACTCCTTTTTGTACTTTAGCTCTAATATCATCACTCTCTTTTCCGTATAAAGCTGAATCTCCAGCAGAAGCTACCCTTGCTTCCTTCATTAGTAGGTAATTATTTAAAAAATCTTGTGGGCTAGGTGCAGATCCAGCTGATGTAGTATTCATTTTGATTATTTAAAGCAGCCCTATTAGCTGACAACAACTTGATGGAATTAGATTTATATTCCATCCAATGCCTTATTTTACCAAGTCTTTTCTCTGAGTATCCATAGAAAGAGGGAATATACCAATCATCTAATAATGTTGAGCCTTTTAGCCTATTACATTTAGAGCAACAACATATCATATTTGATTTAACATTATGACCACCTTTAAATTTAGGTATTACATGATCAATAGTTGCAGTATCTTCATCTAACTGTTTATCACAATAAGCACATTTCCATTCCCAAGATTTAAATATTGAATTTCTAAATTTGCGACGAGCGTACTTTGGAGTTAATTCAATTAAATTTGCTAAGAGATCTTCCTCGCAATTAATCACATAAATTATGCAGCCTTGAAAAAACTTTATGGTGCATAAACTTACACAAAAAAATTATTGCTCATAAATACAAATCAAATCCTCCTCTTCTTCTACCTCACAGTCTGATTCCTCTAATAATCTTAATAAATAGTAATGAATTTTTTCATTAACCCATTTTAAATCTTTTGATTTTATATCGCGCAAAACAGCATTGAGTTCTAAATCTCTTGGGGTATTTTTTAGATACTCAGCTAATAATTTTAAAGCTTTATATCGATCTTTAGTAAGTTCTGAAAGCATTTATCCATCCTCAAGAGCATTTAATTCATTGTCTAACTCATTTAATTGTATGCCAAGTATTTCAAGTGCTCCACAACATCTCTCATAAGTATTGCGAATAGTCACTAAATCCGCTTCTCTAACTTTTATATCTGCAGATAATTGTACTTGTTGATCAGATAATTGTTTTTTTAATTTATTAATTTTATCAACTCTGGACTGAATTTCTTCTTTATTTGGAGTGTGGGTCATTTTAAAAAACTAATTTTTTTTAATATAACTACAAATTACCTATAAACCATCCCAATGGTTAGTTATTAACCACCAAGACTCTTTTTCTTTGCCAAACTCAACATGTGTATGTTCTTCTTTTCTTTCTAAAACTTGAGTTCTAAATAGTTTTACTCCTTGTTCTACCAATATTTTTTGATTATCAGGTAAATACTCTAAAGAAACAGGTTGTTTTTTAAACCATGTCTCTGTATTTGCACGTATGTTAGCCCAAACCATCAGCAGTCATTAAACTCTCTTGCGATGCTACCACCAACATCTGCACCCTTATCTTGACTAAACATAGTAACCCAACCTGCAGCTAACCATCCAATTATTGGGATGTTAGTAAAAGCTGGAGCAGCCTTAACACCCATAGAAGCCCCTACAAGCCTTCCTGTGGATTCTCCACTTCCTTCTATCTTGTAACATGCTATCTCTTTATCTGTAAGCTTAGAACCCTCTTGTGATGAATCTACAGAGTTAACTTCTCCATTCATTGTAAATTCTTTACTAATTATGATTTTTTCTTTTTTATTTCCAAAAAATCCTTTTGGTATTTCACTCCTTTTCACACTCCTCAATACTTTGGGATCATTTGCCATGTAAGAAATTTTATATCCAAATTCAGAGGCATCTACTTGATACGTAGTATAAGGTCCTACAGGTAAATTAATTACAGGAAACTTACTTTTACTTATTAAAGTATTTATTAAACCAATATTTGATACACCTAAAAGGGAAACTAAAGCTATAGTTCCCCATCTACGTTCAGGTCTTCGATACATCATTTTGATTAGGCACTTCAGTAACTATCTTAATAGGTGCTTGTTCAATACGCAATATCTGAGTTGGTGCAGTCTGTGTAGCCTTTTCTATAAGTTTTTCAAAGTCAGCTTTAGTTAAATTTGGAGTCTGATTCTTATCAACTTTCATAGTTCCATCTCCTCTTTTACGTGCCGCATCTATGCCGAAAGAACTAAGACATCCCGTTAAAATCGAAGCCGGAAATGTGATATCCTTGGGTTCATTTGCATAGCCTGGTATAGAGATGTAGTTTAGGCTGACGATGAAACCACTCCACCCAACTACGACAAGCCTTACTATGACTGAGATAAAGGCTAATTGCTCTTCTTTATCATCTATGTTGTCTTTAATTTTTTGAAAGACATTCTTCTTTTGTTGATCCTTTAAATTTTCAGCCATTTTATTAATTAACTATTTACTAAGTGTAGCTCCATTAAAGTTATGAATAGCTAACAATAAGAGTAAAAAAATGAGGAAATTAATCCCATTATTGATATTGTTCTATGCACCCGTAGCAAAAAGCGATATTACTTCTAAGCTCAGCAGCTCTGTACAATTAACCACAAATGCTGCAGCAACTCAAGTTGAGAGGATAGGAACCACTTATGCGGTTTCGGGATCAGGAGTGGATACGACATATACACCAAGTGGTGG